CCTCAAGACGCCAGTTCCAAAGCATTAAAGAATTTTAAAATGATCTGTTCTACTTTCGATCTGACTCTTGGTTTTGTGACAATGGCAATTTCCTTGGTGTGTAGCGACTTTCTTTTTGGTCTCTTTTTTGGAGACTTGGAGTATGCTGCTGCGCAGGCTGCATTGTATGCAGTCACGCTTTTTGCTCTGGGGAGTTTGCTAGATTTGGTGGTACCTACAATTCGCCTGTTCCGTTGGTTGATCTCGACAGACCGTGAAGTTTTCCTTGAAAAGGGTAAGTATGGAAGATTTGTTGGGGTTGCTGGCGGAGCGAAGACTACGGGACCAAAAGTTTTTGAAAGGGCGGTCACTCGTGCAATAATAGTGCTTGTGATTTTGTTCCTTATGTTCGTCGTCAGGGCAGGCCGTGTGTGTTGGCCTTCCCATTCGATCAGTGTTGATGGTTTCTTTGACATTGATGGCCAGGATTGTACCACGCGGGGGTTTTTTCGACGTGGCAATGTTATCTCACAGTCTTATTTAGTCGCTGAAGGGTTTGCCCTTAGGTATGGCTTTTTAGGATCACTGTTGAGGTTTCTGTCACTAGATTTGATGTGCGTGACGCTTTTCAGGCTTCCGATGAACATGGTTTATAGGCTTTGGCCCTGGGGCTCAAATGTGGTGAGCCCGTGGTGGAAGCACAAAGAAAAGGTGAAGATGATGCTGTCAGGAATGATAACGATGTGTCGGGTTGTTGTTCTGTTTTACGTCATCTTGATTTTCGGTTTTGTAGTGCTTTCCTTTGTTGGCTGGACTCAGGTGATGAGTCCGAGCAACAAGAACAAGAAGAGAGTTCGGCAGAGTTCGGTCTATGTGAAGAGAATGATCGCTGAAAAGCAGGAGGAGGAGTTGCGGAGTTTGTTTAACAACATTCGCAGTGAACGCTTGTGTTTTGGTGATGCTTGTGATGTTTTTTTGAAGACAGAGCAGGCCTTCACGAAGAAAGGACTCTGTTGCAACTTGCAGTCCCTCTATTGGTTGTCAAAGTTCAGTGGAGTTTTCCGTGGGACGGTGACAGCTGGCAATACCTTTCAAGGTGTTGGTGTCAGTGAGCGGGTTGACTGTTCATTGAAGCGAAAAGGGGTTGTGGAGTTGCAGGCAGTTGTGCCAGAGTTGGTGGCTAAGGAAGTTTTGAAGGGTAATGGGCTTGCAGAGGAGGGGGAATCTAGGGCTCAAAGTAGTGATATGGAGAGCTTGAAGAGTACCTTGAATTTGTTGGCTAGGTTTGAGCAAATGCTCAATGCTGGTGTGTCCTTCTATGATGATCCGAAGTTTCATTGTGCTTTTAGGCATGCAAGGCTGCGCGAAGTCTTTGTAGGGAAAGCATGGAAGTTGAACGCACTTGCGTTTGTTGAAGAGTTGTCAGTGGAGGGGGCTAAGGCAGCGGACAGCCGGCTAGGAGACGTCGTGTTGAAATTTCAGCACGTTAACCCTTTGGCCGATGGTTCCGGTGCTCATGCGCCTTTCGTTTTTGAGTGCTCTAAGGAACGACAGCGCGTGAACTTGGCTCAATTGGTTGTTGCTGAAAGCAGTGACTTGTGTGAGGATGAATACTCACGTTGTGAGATTTACCCTAGCAGGTCTGTTGCTAGAGAATTGTTGGCAGCAAGAGCAGAACCGAAACGAGATGGTGTTGTGGTGGGCAGTTCAGAGGCCATGATTGACTGGAGGCAATCGCTCACTTGTGAGGGCGTTAAGGCTTCCAGTGTGCTTCCACTGGACACTTTCTTTGGAGTGGATGGGGATGCAGAAGAACCAAATCTGCCGAAGCTCATGGTTAGCAGTAGCATTATGCCACTGCCCCGTGATCTTGCTCCTGTACATGAGGCTAATGCTAAAAGTGCTGTGGAGATCCGGAAACTTTGGGGGAGAGTGATGGAGAAAGTTGAACCTGAGTCTAAGACTCAAGCTTCTGAAGGTTCAACGAAGACCCAAGGGTTTTCAGTGAGTGTTGGAGCCTTGGACCTGCAACAAGAGGTTGTTGCCAAGACAACAAGCTTTACGAAGCCTATTGTTAGAGCCGTTGGGAAGAAAGCGGCTCAAAGAATGGCAAACAAGGTTGAGGCTCAACTGGCTAAGGAAGTTGGTGCACTCACTCCTCATCAATCGATGGAGTTGTTGAGGATAGAATCATTGGCACGTGAAGGCAACTGTACCGCGGAAAGGGTAGAGCGCGAGGCCATTGTGACAGTTGTGTCAGTGATTCGAAAGGAAGCAGAAGCCAGGTGGAATAGGGAACAAGCACTTGAAGACAATCTGTCAAAGATGATCTTTAAGCAACAAGGGAAGTTCTGCGCGGACATGAAGGAGTTTTGCTCAAGTTACCTTTCAAGAGGTGAGAGGTTGAGGACTTGTGATGCAGAAGGCCAAGAGAGGGCCACATTCAAGTTTGAAGAAGCTACTTCAAGGGCTGACATAGAGAGGAGTTTTTTCTCTTTGCCAGAGGTCCGAGCAGCTGCCGTTACTGGGTCTGAGGGGATGTCCCTACCCGTGCGGCAGCAGTGTCAAGATCGTCATGTGGAGATGATCACATCTTTGGTGACTCCAGGGGCTCAGCGGCTGTTGAAGTCGGAGCCCGATATGCGATCACCGTTTGACGCTGAAGAGGCCCTAGACATGAAGAAAACGCGGCAAAGCAAGAGATTGCAAAGTCGGATCGCGCAGCTTGAGAGAGAGCTTGCGCAAGCTTATGGTGAGAATCGGAGGGAGGAAGCAGAGGAAGCAAGTGAAGGTGCTGTAGCGGGCTCAGGCCCAGCTAACCTTTCCTGCTTGGCAAGGTTTTCACCTGATGCCAAGGACGCAAGTCTGGCCTTGGGTGGGTACCTTGTGGATGGAGATAAATCCCCGAAAGTTGAAGTGTTGTTTGTTACACATCACCACCGCAACAAGAAGGGCAAGGACGTCCCATGTACTGAAACATGCATGCGGGGGACTCTTCTGTCACATGGTGGACAGAGGGTTAAGGTGATGCTGAGCAAGCCTAGGGCAGACAAGAGCTTACCAGATCGGGTGTGTTGGAGGGTCACCGTGGAGGAAGGTGTGTTGTGGAGGCGTGAGCAGCCTAGGTATGCGGAATGTGAGGTGGGTGAGACAGTTTGTTTCACCACTTACAATCCAATAATCAGTGGCTGGGAGACCTTCGGCGGGAAAGTCGAACACAGGGCGGTTCGTCGGCACATGGGAACAGGGCAGACAGTTGATCTCGGGTTGGTGAATTTTAGCACCAAGGCGGGGGATTGTAGGTATCCTGTCTTCAATCGTGCAGGCGACATCGTTGGTGCACATAGGTGGGGTGGCATAAGCAGGGGAGATTCCCCAGTTAAATTGCCAGCCTTTGAGTGTGAGACTAGACCCAATACATCGGTGTTGCGGGATAGGCACTCTGTTGGCCATGATTATGATGCGACTAAGTGGGGGGTCATGTTGTTGACGCAGGATTTTCTGGGCGCAGGAGTGTCCCAAGGAGGTGATGCAGCTCAATGTGGTCTTGTCAGTCCGTGTGATGATCTAATGAACTTCCGTAGAGAGTTCAAGATTGATAATGCGGTGAAAGGGTTGTTCAACAATTGTTGGTCTTCAGCAAACGAAGTGGTGCAGGCGAAGATGCAGCAGTTTAGGGGGAAACTCACGCAGAAGTTGCAGGAGAAGGCTGGGGCGTGCTTAGCTAAGAACATGTGTTCTTATTGTAAGTGTGTCTGTGTAGCTGAACTCCATCAATGGGAACACGTGCAGTTTGAGCGGGTTTGGGACGCGGGGCTTGGCAGGGTCGATGAGGAACTTCCTAGAGACATTGTCAGGTTTGATGACGGGGAGTGCAACTGCAGGCTTTGTAGGTATGTGTGTGTTGGAAGGTGTTTTGGGATTCCGGCAACCAGGTGTGGTTTGCCGAAGGACCCATCACAAGTGCCGCCACCGCCTATTCAAGGCTTAAACAAGATCCCTGTGGCTGTCCCTCAAGTTGGTGAACAGCAAAGGAGCGCGTTGAAGCAGTTGGAGGGGGCAAACACGACAATAGACGTGGAGGTCCCGCCAGCTGTGAGGCAAGTGCCACGGCTGCAACAACCAGCTGACCCGGCCCCGGCTGCCTTGATAGCGCCTGAGCATCTGAAGCACATTTGCGGTGGGGTTGTGGAAGAAAGTCTGAGGGCACCACCTTGTGTGGGCACCCCTCCAGAAGATGTGGAACTGCCTTTGGGGGCTCCCGTATGTGTTAAGCATCTTAGCACAAAGGGAGTCCACAGGTCTGTTTCTATTCGGAAGGTTGTGGATGCTCAAGGGGTCGTGAGACAGCAGCTACTGAAGCAGACCATGTGCGATGAGACGACTTACCCGAGGACGCCAGCACAGCTTGAGGATTTGTACAACGAGGGTTTTTACATCTTGGGAAGGTCTTTCAGGCATTACTATGCTCAGCTTTTGCAAAAGTATAGGAAGGCCCCAGGGGACATGGACCATGAACGTGCACAAAGTGTGGACATTCAAATAGGGGGTTTGAACATTCGTTGCGCTAACAAAGGGTTGTGGGTAGAGGAGAGGTTAGTTGAGGGGACTGGTAGAACGGAGAAACAAATGTTCTACCAACCATGCATTAGGCATCGTTTGGCAGTGTTGTTGACATTGCATGCGAGGTGGGCCTATTATTGCAAGAGGGGAGCTTGGAGCGAAAGAAGGACGAGGACTGGTGAATTGGTCAGTGGGGCCCGTTTGCCTGTCGACAGTTATGGAGCGCCAGTGACAGGCGACGGTGACAATTGTCATTGTGAGTTTTGTTGGTGTGCGAGGAAGTATGCTGAAGACAATTGTGGTCCTATGGAAGTCTTCGAGCCGTGCGGGGCAGGAGTGATGCCACCTTTGGTGACTGAGCACTTGTACTGCATGGCCCATACTGTGGGGCCTTCACAAGGCCTTGAACAGGTGGATGAGCTACCTTTGGTTGGTAAGGGCAAGCCTGTCAATTTTGTAGCCCCAGCCAAGTTCGCTAAGTTCATGGACTTGCATCACACCCAATTACTTGATCACAAGTTTTTGGTTGGGAAGCCGAGTTTTGAGGTGACGCGGAATGAGGTTATGAAGTATGCTAATCCGGTGAAGTTGGATGTTCCGAAAGATGTTTTTAACAAGGCTTGGAACATGGTCCTGGGGGATGATTTGCGGGTTCATGAGAAGTCGCATTATGTCCGCCATTGGGTGAAGCCAACTGAGTCGACGATGGCTGCTTTCATTAGGGAGAATTTTGAGACGAAAGAAGTTGATGCAAATGGGATGGTGGTGCCAGCAGGTTCTGTTGGTTCTTTTAGCCCAAATGCAGGGTCGACGTTCCCAGGGAGAACTCACAAGGACTATTTCCGCTATCTCGCAAAAGAATATCCTACATATGATCCGTGTGTCGTGATAGCAAAGGATGTTGTCACGGCTTTTGCAGCGTTGGAGGAAGGTCAGACCGGTGAAGAAGAGGATGACCATCATGTTTTGCGGGAAGGGCTTGTTTGGATGGTAACAGCCAAGAATGATCGTTACTCCCGGAAGAAAGTTGAGGGTGGTGATGGTAGAAGCATACAGATGCCTTCTCTTCACCTGAAGATTATGCACAAGTGGGCCTATGGGTGGTCTGATACTGCATGGTTGTCGAACCCTCACTACCGGGTGGGGAGTGATATGGATTTACCCTTGGCTCCGGAGTTGGATTTGAAGTACAGGAAGGCTCTCGGTGTTTCAGCTACAGATGTCACAGGATGGGACAGAGGTTTGGCTGAACCCATGATGAGGGCTTATTTCTCTGGTTATTTGCCAAAATTTTGTGAGGGCATCCCTCCTGCATTGCAGGAATACTTTTACAAGACTACAACGATGTCTAAGTTGTATTTGGCTGATGGTACAATTTACCAGAAGGACCATGGAAATCCTTCAGGCTACATGAACACGTTGAGGATAAATACGGTGTGTTTGAGAGTGTTGGATTATTGTTTTGCTCACTTGGCGAGTGGCATAGCTATTGAAGAGCTTGATGAACATCGTTTCTTTGAGGGGTGTGGGGATGACACCCGGGTTCATTGGTTGACGCCTGAAGGAGAGGACACCTGTAATGAGAAGTATCTTGACTGTTGGAGTCAGAGGACGTCTTGGGTGGTGAAGCTGGAGGGTAGGACGGTGCATGACATGAGTGTGCCGTTTGAGCAGCGGTGCCACAAAATTCCACCGTTTATATCACGAGGTGTGTTTTGTTATGATGGCAGGACTTACACTCCACTCATGAACATGGAACGCATGCTGAGCAAGCTCCTGGTTGACCGGGATAAGCTGTCTGAGAGACTTGCTGGAGTGACAGTGGGCATGGCGTTTTGGTTCAAGTTGCATTTGGAAGGGCTGGTGTATGTTCCAGCAGTAGATTTTCTGATCCACAATTTTGATGGGTTGGATTTGTACCAGTTGGATGTCATTTTCGCCTACAAAAGAGGCCAAGGGCTTCGGTTGAAGACGGAGATTGAATTGCCTTCCCCTGTTTGGGACCCCTATGGGGTTCTCAAATTGGATCAGGACTTTTCTTGTTCTGAGGGGGCGGCGCAAACAGCAGCGCTTAGACTGAAGAAACAGAGGCTTTTTAAGCTCAGGGGGCAGGGAAGGAGTTCTTTCAACGTGGCTGATTTCAGGCGCGTGATTCAGGAAGGGATAATCTACCCGCCTACAGGGCGTGATGGTGATCTCCAAGAGATGGCCAGGCAAACTGAGTTGGAATTGCTGAATGATTCGGAAGTGTGCAGGTTGGAGACAGGAGAGCTAGATGACAGAGGCAAGGGTGTCATGAAGGACCAGTATGGGCGCATAGGAGTCACATCTGAGGAGTACTTTGACCATGAAATGGCATTTCGTGGAGAGGAAAGGGGCGTTGGGGCTGCAGAAGACAGATATTTTATTATGGATGATGCAGCCCACCCCCTTAATCCTTGGGCAGATGACTACGAAGAAATGGACTTCACTGTGCCGGTTCGGGAATTCTTGGCGGGAGGGGGGCGAAGGGAGCACCCCGAAGCTTCAAGTTCTACTGGCGATAGGTGGGCAGATGGCCACCGGTCGCGGTATGAGTGAGAACCCTTGCAGCACACTCCCCAGCAGTTGCCGCCACAACTGCTGGGTGACACCAAGGCTGGGTTGAAGGGGTGAACTTATGAGTTCAAAGCCTTTGGTGATCAGGTATAGGTTTAAACACAATGGGCAAAGGGACAAGCAAGAAGGGGAAGAAGAGATCGGAGAAGAAGCAGTTTTTCGAGGTGGTGAAGAAGGACTCAAGACAGAAGAAAGCGAATGGGAGGCAGTTAGTGACAGTCCAAGCCCCCGCAAGGGCGGCGAGGATAGTCAAAGGACAGCTGAAAGAAGCAGAGGCCGTGATGAAGAACCTTTCTGGCTCAAGTCATGGCAACAAGCAGCACGTCAACGCTGCTAGGGCTGCTATCTTGCCCTTGGGCCACACAACTCAATTTGTGGCCGGTTGGGCTAATACGCCAACGACTGTTGCAAGTCCCTTCACAGCTAGTTCAGTGGATGTGAGTGTGCAGGTTGCAGGGGCTTACCTTGAAGGAGGTAGCTATTTCTGTGCTGTTTCACGGGATCCACTGAATGCGATAATTGAGTATGTACCAAACCCGACAGGAAAGGATTGGTCCTACACAGGACTGATGTTAAGTACTGGGGTTCTGGAAGCCGTGACGGTACATAAGGCTCAATCATTGGACCGTGAGCTGACGAGGTTGCAGATGGCTGTTTTTCATGACGATTACGTTGGTGATCCGTCAAAGTTGCACCCCAATGGTGGTGTATTCTTTCCGAAGACAGTCAAAGGTGACTTAGAATGGAGGTCTATTTGGTGTGAGATTGGAAATCACGTTGTTTTCAAATTTTGGGATGGTTTGGACTCGTCGACTGCACAGCCAACAACGGGTAGGGGGAGCGCTTATCGGTGGGATGGGAGTGGATTTGTCTACTTTACCTCATTTGATTTTACTGGAGCCGTCACGTACACTTTTTATGTGCAGGACGGAGGCTGGTATGCGTTTTCCCTGATGACGGATGTTGGCGTGAGTTATGCAAATGTCGTATTGGAAAGTGGGACATCTCCGACTTTAGGGACCATAGGCCACAGGCCAATACCAGGGATCATGGATAGGACTACTCTGACGGAGATACGTGTCAATGGCGCTAGCGTCATGATAACGCCAGATGCATCTGAATTGTCAAAGGGAGGTTTGTGTGTCGGTGCCCAGTTGGGCAATGCTTACCAAGTTGAGGGGTTCATTTTGAACGCCGCAGGAGGGAAAGCAACAGACACACTGCTGACGTTGAAGGGTTCAGTGCAAATGGACTTTGAGAAGGGTATGTATGGCTGGCATAAGAGCATGACAGAGGAGTCGTATGCGATGCAGCGGCCATTCAGGTACAATATTGATTACGCAGTGCAAACGCCGGATGGTGTTGCAGGGAGGGAGACGGTTGGGAGTTATGTTTCTTACATGACACCACCTGATGGGTGGGTGGCTTTGGCTGTCAACACCCCCCTCAACGTTACAGGGGGATCAGTGAGTTACCCAGGTGGCGTTATGCATACAACATGGGCGTGGAGTGTTGAGTATGTCAGTAATGATGTCTGGGTGGGAGCTCGGATACCCCAGATGGGAGCCGGGCACTATGATCAGGTAATGGGGTTGTTGTCTCGGGCGCCACAATTCATGACAAACGAGTTCCATGTGCGGGAACTCGTTAACTGGCTGCGTAGCAACCTGAACTTAACGGGGAGGGAGGTTGGGCGGTTTGTCCGGACTTTTGGTCCTGACATGGAGAAGGCGTTGAAGATGGTCCTTACTGGAGCTTCAGCTTTGGCACAAAAGGCTGAGCGGTTCTGAGGTCCCCTCTTGCTTGTCCCTCCTGCGGAGCAGCAGGCCCTGGGCGCGGGTAGCGCCCGCCGTTTTGGGGGTTTGTCGGTAACAAACCCCCGTGTGCAAGGTACTTGTGGCGGCAAGTAGGTGCGTGACGAGCACCCAACCCCAGTCCTTCCCCAGCGCGGCC